TCACGTTCGATGCTGTAGATATGGCAGCGTCTGAAGGGTGTGCAATTACAGCATCATTTGTGTATGACGGAGTCCATATGGAAAACGATTTACTATTAAGTGATTCTAACGTTGCTCAAGAAGTTAAGGCAGCAACTTCTTTGGGAGGCGTTCAGATCGATGCAAGCAGGGGTATGAAAGATTCCGCCGGAGCTGGCGGTGCCAAGTAAGAAATTTAAACAAGGTTATTATACTCCAAAACACCCTGACAAATATGTTGGTGATTTGACCAAAATAATTTATAGATCGTCATGGGAATATAAGATGAATGAATTTTTGGATAATAATCCAAATGTGCTGCGTTGGGGTTCGGAACCATTTGGAATTCCTTACATACACCCATTCAAAAAGGACAAGAACGGCAAACCGAAAATTGCCCGGTATTTTCCTGATTATTGGATACAATACAAAAATAAGCAGGGTGAAGTGGTTGAAGAAATTATCGAGATTAAACCAAAAAAACAAACTAAACAATCCCGCGCAAGGAATCCACAAAGCAAGCTATATGAAGATTTAACATTTGCTGTTAATATTCAAAAATGGAAATATGCACAAGAATTTTGTGACAAGAAAAACATAAAGTTTCGTATTTTGACCGAGCTATCAATTTTTCGGTAATATTCAACATTGCCCCCATTAAATAACTCATAAATACCTAATTAACACAAAAGGCAAATATCATGGATGAACGAATAACGAAAGAAAGAGCCATTTCGCACCCTCTCGAAGAGGTTTTTGATATACCTGAAGAAACTACTTTGGTTACATATGCCGAATCTGTTCCTGGCGAGCTTATTGTCATTCCTGACTATGACAAAAAAGATATAGAGATTGAAAACCAACTAGAAAATATATACATCAAGGCTTTAGATGCATTTTCCGCTCAACAAGATATAACCGAAACAGTTGAAGGCAAGCATGCTTCTCAAAGTGGAGAAGTTGCAGTTCAGTTTCTCAACACTGCATTGGCTGCTGTTAAGGAGAAATCAATTCAAAAACAACAGAAGGATAAACTGGTTGTTGGTGCAATGAAAAATACACCCAAAACAACCAATAACCTTAACATTATAACCGCAGACAGAAACGATATTTTAAGGATTATTGCTGATAAGGCACAACGCAAAGAAGAATAGTCCAAACTATCCCCCTTCAACTTAATTTGATAAATACTCTTGATATTAAGAGTTATCAAATTATATAATAAGACAGCTAATGAAAAATATTCAAAAATTCATTCAAAAGTTTCAAACCAAAAAGCCGGTTCGTTTCCATTTGTTATATCCAACAGAATATAACAAAATTTTAGACTTAACTTCCTTTTTACCAAAAAATTCTCCAATCAGAAGGCGTTTTTGGCACATTGAAAGAAATATATTAACCATACCATTGTGTACAGTATGTACTATCCGTCCAGTTCGTTGGAATAAAAACAAAAACATCTACAGCAGAACGTGTTCATGTTCATGTAATAATAATGACCAGGTTAAAAAAAATAAAGCAACAACAACCACCTTGCAAAAGTATGGGGTTTCTTCCTATGCACAAACGGAAGAATTTCAAACAATAATAAAACAAATCCCACAAACCACAAGAAAACTCGCACAAGAGAAAAGACAAAAAACAACTTTTTCGCGTTATGGTGTAGAAAATTATGCACAAACCAGCAAATTCAAGGAATTGATTAAAAATAAAGCCCTCAAATTAAACAAAGAACAAAAACAACATATCCAATCCAAACGAAAAGAAACATCTTTAAAAACTTATGGTGTTGAGCATCACATGCAATCACCATCAGTAAAACAAAAGGTTGTTGCCAGGATCAAATCAAAGTTTGGATGTAATACATACCAACAAAGCTTATTAACAAAAGAGCAACGCGAAAAACTATACAACAAACAATGGTTAGAGCATCAGCATCATGTTTTAAAGAAAACACAACAACAAATAGCTAAAGAATTAAATGTAAATCCAACAACGGTTGGAAGAGTTTTAAATTCATTAGCTATTGAAAAATTATTTTTTTATGGATCAGCCGAACAAAAAAGTTTAACTGAATTTTTGCAAAAAAATAACATAACCACACTATCCAACCAACGTATACTACCAGGTCGCAAAGAAATAGATATCTTAATACCAGACCACAAACTTGCAATTGAATATTGTGGATTATATTGGCATTGTGATATACACCCAAGAATTACAAAAACCACGCACCAGCAAAAGTATGAAGAATGCAAAAAATTAGGGTATACACTAATAACAATTTTTCAAGATGAGTGGATTGATAAACAAGAAATAGTAAAAGAAAAGTTGTTATTTTTATGTAAAAAACGAGAATTGTTTCTATCTTTGAATGCAAGAGATCTTATGATTGAAAGCATTACTAGTAAAACAAAAAATAAATTTATAAACGAAAATCATATACAGTCTTCTGACAAGGGCAATGTAATGTATGGTCTTTATACAAAAGGTGGCATGCTTGTAGCCGTGTTATCAGGAAAAATAAAACAAGAAACGTTTGAAATTACCCGCTATGCTGTAAAAAAATATGTCAATGTTAGGGGAGGATTTTCTAAATTAGTAAATCATTTATCTAAAAAGCTACAAATCAGCAAAATAATAACATTTGCGGATTTGCGATGGGGAAGTGGTGAACTATACAATAAAACCGGATTTATTCAGGATAAAGTTCTACCGCCAACGTTTTATTATTACGATAATAGGTCTAAACGCTTGCATCGGAGCAATTTCATGAAACACAAAATTCAACACTTGGTTAAACAGAAAGAAATAACGGAATTTGAAATGTGTCGTCAGTTAAATTTATTAAGAATATGGGATTGTGGGAAAATCAAATTTGCAAAGAAGGTTAATTATCATGGGTCATGCTAAAAACGTAAATGTAAAAAAAGCCAATCAACAACACGAATATACACCTGAACAGGTTCGGGAACTTGGGCTGTGTGTCGAAGATCCTATTTACTTTATTAAAAAATATGTAATGATTAAACACCCTGTAAGGGGCTCTATTCCATTTGATATGTATTTGTATCAAGAAAGGATGATAAAAGCGTTTATGGAAAATAAATTTTGTGTTGCTTTGGCAAGCAGACAAGTAGGAAAATCGATTACGGCTGCTGCTTATATATTGTGGTTTTCAATATTTCATTTCGATAAAACGATCCTGATAGCATCTAATAAAAACAAAAATGCGATGTTGATGATCCGTCATATTCAATTTGCTTATGAAAATTTACCAATGTGGATCAAGCCTGGTGTAACAGAAATTGGATGGAATCGACATTCTGTTGAATTCGACAATGGTTCGCGAATTGAAAGTACCGCAACCACAGAAGATGCAGGACGTAGTATGTCAATTTCACTATTATATTGTGATGAATTCGCTTTTGTAAAACCAAATATCCAGGAAGAGTTCTGGACATCTATCGAACCAACCCTGTCTACAGGTGGTAGTTGCATCATGACTTCTACTCCAAATGGAGATATAAACATATTTGCTCAAATATGGAGAGGTGCCTTGGTTGGTGCTAATGGATTTTTTCCAATTGAAGTTACGTGGAATGAACCCCCAAATCGTGATCAAAAATTCAAAGAAGATACAATTGCAAAAATTGGTGAGCGTAAGTGGTTGCAGGAATATGATTGTCAATTTTTATCTTCTGATGCGTTATTGGTTGACTCCTTGACTTTAATCAATCTGACAAACACAATTAAAAATATTAAACCAGCATTTGAAATTCGGGATGTGATCTTTTGGAAAGAACCACTACCAAATCATACTTACTTGATAGGGGTTGACCCATCAACAGGATCTGGAAAAGATTTTAGTGCCATTGAAGTTTATGAATTTCCGAGCATGGAGCAAGTTGCAGAATATAGATCAAATTCTGTATCATCTACTTCGATATATCAAGTGTTGAGAAATATTCTCTTTTATTTTGAGAAGAAAGAATCCGCCGTTTATTTTTCTGTTGAAAATAATGGTGTTGGCGAAGGCATCATTTCACTATTTGAAGCAGATGAACACCCTCCCTTAACTGCTGAGTTTGTTTCTGAAACTGGAAAGGAACGAAGAGGCATTACAACCACAGCAAAATCAAAAATGCGCTGTTGTTTATCTCTTAAAGAAATGATAGAAAAAGGCACAATTGGAATAAAATCAACAATAATGCTTCAAGAGATTAAAGAATTTGTTCGCAAGCGTGGTGCATATGAAGCTCGTAGGGGCAGCACTGACGACTCCGTTGCAGCTACATTGGTTGCAATTCGGTTAATGGAGGAAATTTCAACATATGATCAGGATGCATATAATAAGTTATTCTCTCAAGAATATAATGAGTGGTCTGAGGGCGAATATAATGATACATCTGACCCTGATCCCATGGTATTTTAGGGTTAACATATCAAGACCCAAATTAGTTGACAATTTGCATATATTACTATAATATATGCAAATATAATTACCAAAGTTACCCAAATGCTAAACACTTATATCGATTTAATTAATTGGTACAACAATGTATTCAAGACTACATCTCTTTATACTGAGATGGAAAAGGTTATTGAAAATTCTCCTTACCACAGAGAAAGATCTGTGGCAGTTCATACTGATATGGTTTTTTCTCATTATATCAGAACATCTTTGTCGGCTTGGGGAAAAGAAGAGATGTGTGGAGGGTTGGCTACAATATTTCATGATGTTGGAAAGCCTCAAGCAAGGATTGAAAAACATTCGGAAGAACGGGGAGACTATGTGGCGTTTCCGGGTCACGAACTCACCAGCGCCCGGTTGTGGGAGAACTATGCTGTCATGCATTGGGATGAATTTAAGACAGTTCTCGATCCCATTGATATCTATCGTGTCGGCTGGTTAATTGAGAACCATCTTCCGTGGAGTATTAAGCGTCCAGAGAAACGTAATAATCTGGTTCAAACTGCCACCCATATGTTTTCTGATACGACAACATTCAGTAGTGTCCTTTGGGCTGATCAATATGGTCGGCTTGCGGATAATTTTGAAAAAAAGATTGCTGAAGTTGGTGACTGGATGAATGCATTTGATGAAGACGTATATCAATGCATCATACGAGGCAAAGATTTGCCAGGTTCACCTACCGCGCCTACCATGTACGTACCAATAGGGCCATCAGGTTGTGGCAAATCCACCTTTAGTAAGAAACTGCAAGAGGATAATTCAAATCTAATAATATATTCATTGGATGATCTTCGCCATCAGTTCTATAGTACCAATTACGCTGAGGCATATCGCATGTCCGTAGAAGACTCTACTTTTTCAAGTCGCATTCAACAAGATTTCATTGAAAAAATCAAGACAAATAAGGATGTTTGCGTAGATAATACTAACTTGTCAAAGAGACGTCGAACATTTACTATCAACCAGGCGCGGCAGCGGGGCTATTGGATTGTTGCTGTTTTGTTTCCTGTAGCCTTGGAAACAGTATTAGCACGACAAGAAACACGCGGCGATAAGAATGTCCCAGCGGATGCTGTCAAAAACCAGTATATGTCTCTTCAATATCCTTCTATTGGCGAGTTTAACGACATTGTAGTTAATGCAGGAAATTTAAAATAATTTAATAAATAAGACATGGAAGAAAAATTTAAACTCGTTCGGGGTGCCCGCATCATACAAGCTCTTGCTGAGGAATCTACCCCTCAAGAACTGACACGCAACATTGCTATTGGGTTTCCAAAAACGAAAAAACGACAGCACGCCACACAATCAGTCTCTGTTGCACAAGTAAAATTTACACCTTATGTAAAAGATAAGACACTACGGGTGTCAGCAGTTGCAACAAATAGTGGTAATCAATATACTCCAACAATCCTTTTTAATGAAGTTACATTTGAACCAGAAGATACCTCAACCAACACAACGTTTATTGCTTCAAATCGAGAAGAATATAATATTCGTCCCATATCATTAAAAGATCATACTGTTAAGTTACGTTGTAATTGCTTAGACTTTCATCATCGCTTTGCTGTATGGAATTTTCAAGATGATAGCTTATACGGAAAGAAACCGCCAACATACATACCAAAAACAAACCGTCCACCTGTTAATCCACTACGAGTTCCAGGATTGTGCAAACACCTGTTGAAACTGATCCGTCAGCTTAAAACAGTTAAGATAGTTAAGTAGTAAAAATTGGTATTTAAGAACGGGAACGCTGCAGTTGTTTTAGAACATTTTTTACTTTTTGATCAATATCTTTATCAACGCGACTTGTCTTACTCTCTTCTTTTTTCCTTGTTACATTCTCATCACGACCAAAAATAGATTTAAGATTTAAACTATCTTTTTTTGTTTCTTTAATAATGTTTTCGGACTTGGTAGTAACCGACTCATCATGTTCTACTTCCTTGTATCCCATAACATTCCCAACCGTATCTTTTGGTTCTTCTTTTGGTTTTTCTTGTGTTGTTGGAGATTTAAATGTTAAGTTCTCAGGTTTTGAAATATAAACTTCTGCGCTTCCAACAACATTTATTGTTCCCTTAACAGGGATAAAATAATACCCATCTACTATCGCTTCAATTTTAAATGGATATGTTTCTTTTTCTAAATGAGGCAATGCAGGCAATACTACAGACCATTTGGAACCGGTATGATGTTTGCAATCAAACCCCATCGAAAAATCAACCGTTTCAATTAAAAACCTCACAAGCATATCATTGGAGGCTGCCAATCCTTCAACAGTAACATCAAACTCTATCTCGTTTGATTTGCGGTGATTCAACAATAAGTTAAGATGTTCCATACTTTCTCCCTGTTTAGTATTTATGAGGGTTTCGCTTTATAATGTTTTTAATTTTTACAGTAATATTAGTTGTTAATCGTTTAATATTACTAATGACCACATGCCCTTTTATGAATGTTTTGTTGATAAAATTAAGGACATTAACGATAATCCTGGTATTTTGTTGGGGCACAAGATACTCTTTTTCGAATGTTCTCTCTCCAATCACTACTCGCACAATCACGTGATTTTTTGGCGTTGCTACCGGAACATAGAAAGGGGGCGTTTGTGACGTTGTATCTACTGGTTTATAGAACTCGGCAAGCTTTCCGGGTTGAATGACATTCCAAGCATTTGGGTGTGGGTATGGGCCACCGCCCCCTGTAATTATTTCGCCCGAGACAAAAACAGTAAAGAGATGGAAGTTATATGTTAACATTCCCTCTGTAGCATTTAGGCCCAATCCACCAGTAATAAGTCCGCTAATAGGAGTCATTCATTTGACCTTCATTATTATTGAGGTGCCCGTTCACACACCTCAATTATGCTTGGTGTGCCAGAACTGTCTTTAAGATCAAAAACTTTAAGGGGTGTTGTACCATCATCATCATATACAGTCAGAGTCTTTGCGGTTTTGTCAATTTTTGTTCTATTTTTTTCATATTTGAGTAGGGTTGCAATTAGGCTTGCTGCAGTGGTTTGGTTAATAATAATGGTAGCAGTATCAGCTTTGGTTTGGTTTATTAATAATCCAAAAGAACCAGAAGCAACATGTGAAAGAGATGGTTCATCAAACACGCTATTTGCTATATCTTCGTTAAAAGATTCATTGGATGCTATACTATAGCGTTCATTAACTGGTAGTAATGCTCCACCATCTACTAACATAACATAATTCTGGGTTGGATCATACCCCACAAAATCATACCTATAAAACCCACCTGCAATTTCATCCAATTGATCATCATTAACTACTAAAGTACTCACAGTTGAGTCTAGTGGATCGAGCAACCATATTTTAATTGTTGGAGTCAAGCCTGATTGTGGCACACTCAATTTGGTGAAAAATGTAGTTATTATTTTAGTTGCCATGGAATTCCTCTTTATTCTAAAGATTTTAGATATTTATGGCTACATATCAATCATATAACCATAAATACCATATATCAATTGAGGAAATCTTATAAATGTCAACAATTTTGACACGGTCAAACAATAGTGGTGGGAATTCACAGTTTTGGAGAGACCCTACTATAGTTCGTAGTATATCAACAACGTTATTGGTTGGAACTCCTGGCAATACCATTTTAGTAGACGGACAACCCATTGATAATAACGATAGGGTATTATTTTCCGATCTGTCAATTGGGAACCAAAATGTTTATATATACGACAGACCAGCAGGAGTGTTTGTAGAAGATTTAAACACTGCATCGGATGGTGATGTATTATATGTAATGCAGGGCACGTTTGCAGGACAAACATATACCCACAACGGGTCTGGGTGGGTGTTGATTGATCAGGCTGATGTTACTGAAAGTGGTTATGTTAATGTCTTTATTGGAAAATCATCATCAGGGAATGTAGTACCAAATTATTCTTCAAACCATTTTGTCGTTGATGGAACGTCGCTACAATCTGCGATAGGTGTTTTGGATTCAGAGATAGGACCACAGGTAACATCAAATACAATCATACTTAATAGCAATACAATAAATGCCAATACGCAAGCGATTGCAAATTATGTAGAACAAAACAATAAAGAAATAACTGTATTAAATACAACATCAGCAACTGTGGATAGTGTAATTGCATCATTTTCTAAATGGATGGTGTTTGTTGAGGTTAATGGAACACCAACAACAGTCAATGCTGTAGAAATATTTGCAACACATAATGGTGTATCAGTGGACATTGCAGTATATGCAAAGTTAAAAATTGGACCAAACATTACAGGACTAACGTTCGATGTTACACTTACTGGTGGCAATACTCTTAACTTGATGGTAACATCAACCCCAGCCATTAATATTAAAGCTAAAAGAATTTCAGTATTCTAGGAGAATAATTTGTGACAACACAAGCATTTGATGTATCAGTTGGTCTTTTAATAGATGGAGAGGTTGGTATCTTTAAAGATAATACCGATCCGTCCGTTGGTGGATTTCCTGCCCCAATTGGCTCATTATTATTAAACACTGTATCTGGTACTCTATACATTAAAACAGCGGCTGGTGACACTGCATGGTCAGCACCCCCCACTTCCGAAGCCAGCATAAATCATACAAACATATTAAACGTTGGAACGAATACACATGCCCAATTAGATACATTTAAAGCAAACGAGATGCAGCAAAATATTGATATACAATCATCGGGATTAATATCTGGTGGTGGAATATCTAATAGCGCTGGTATAGTTATAGACATTGCAGCAGGAACAGGATACGTTAATACTGGTACTACATATAATAAAATTACGTGGAATGCTACCAATGTCAGCACCATTAATGATGGTCTCAATTATATTGGTATTAATAATTTAGGCATAGCTGTAGCATCACTATCTCCACCACCATCAAGTGTAATTAGCCTTGGGCAGGTCTGGGCCGGTGGTGGTAATACTTTTATATTTGAAGTATTTGGATCTCCCAAATCTATTAATACATTCCCATCCAGGATGCATGATCTTATAACCGGAACGTTGGGAGCAATGGTCGTTGATGGAAATACTGTAGTAGAACAATCTAATCCAAATTATCTAAAACTAATAATTGATGCAGGAACAATTGCTTCACGCTTGAATACGTTTGATTTCTTAGCATCAACATCGTTTACAAAGGTTTATCTAACAACTGATGCAGGTTGGGTACCTAATATGTCTTCTCCTGATACACTAGATGTTAATTATTGGAATGACAGAACACAACCAATGGTAACAGCTTTAACAGCCATGACTCCTGGATTTTGGAAGAAGGATGTGGTGTTTCGTACCACATCAGGCGCAATATATTGTATATATGGAGACCGGGAATATGTATCTTTTGCAGAAGCAGACACTTCACCACTACCAACCATACCTGCTGAAGTAAAGGGAGATGCTGCATATTTAGCAGCAATAGTGATACAACAAGGACAAACATCTGTTGCTTCCAACATTAACGACATTCGTCCAATAATGGAACGGTTGTATGGATATGGTGCTGAACCTGTATCACAATCAAAAAGTAGTGGCTATTCGCATATAACACATCAACATATTGTTGGTGGATTACTTAATTCGTCCACTGGGTTGGTGGCAGGTGGCTCCGTTACAATTAATGGGGGAGATAATTCAAAATTTGATCTATCAGCCGGTAGTGGATTTTTTATTGACAACTCTGTTAATCCGTTATATCCAACACATACTTTAAAATATTGGCCAGCCGCATCCGCTGTAACGGTTATAAACCTCGCAACACAGGGTGGTACTTATGTTGGAATAGATAGCACTGGTGCTATTATACAATCTGCTGCACCATTTAAATTTGAACAAACACGAACTATCATTCCGCTGGCGTATATAGGCCATCCTAATAATACTTCTATAATTGGAATATTACCAAATGTGACTACAGCATTCGATCCTGCAAATAGGTTGAATGATTTAATAACATCAATAGGTGTTATAACTGCTGAAGGCAACATATATAGTGCTAATGGTGCAAACCTGTCCATTAATAAAACATCTGGTAAGTCATTTTCTTTGGGTGCAAACTTTCACACCAATACATTGGCTCCAGATATTACTTCTGATCCTCCTATAACTTTAGCAACTCTTAATATATTGCGTCGAGATGGTTCTGGGGGATTTATATCTTCCAATAACACCACGATAGATGTAACAAACTATGACAATGGGACTGGAACACTTGCAGCAATTCCGGCTTCAGATTGGGTATCAATTCCAATTTATTATGGACCTGGATTTGGTACGATGGGAACGTATATACAATACCCACAGCACACCTTTGCAACAAAGTCAGATGCAATAGCAAATACTCCTGATTTGTTATATGAAACATATTCAGGATTTTCAAATGCTGCCTTGAGAGCATATTTAGTTGTACAGCAGGGCGCCACAGATTTATCAGATCCTGCGTATGCTCAATTTATCACGGTTGGAAAATTTGGTAGTGGTGCTGCGGCGGGTGGTGGTGGTGGTGGTGGTGGTGGTGGTGGTGGTGCCCCTGTTGATGCAGCGTATATAGTTACAGTTGCTGATCCAACATTGACAAATGAAAAAGTTATCGGAACTGATTTTTTTGTATCCAATACACATGTAAGCCCAACAGCGAGCATTGTTGAAAGTAAACTTGCACTTAATTTTGCAACTCATTCTGGTGCTAATGACCCAACCGCTGGACAGAAGTTGGCCTTGGTTGGAACAACTGGCACACCAGGATCAGGTAACCGATATGTTACTGATACAGATACAAGAAACTCAAATGCAAGAACACCAACATCACACCTAATTATTGATAATGTTAGCATTGGTGCTGAACATACAATTAGTGGTGGCGTTTCTGGATATGTATTCAAAGCTACTAGTGCAACAACAGCCCAACTGATGCAACTTGCACACTCAGAATTATCAGGAATCGGCACAAATACTCATGCACAAATAGACTCTCATATTGCATCCACTAGCAATCCACACAATACTACAATTGCTAATTTGAATGATACCACAATTACATCACCAACTAATGGTAACATATTGTATTATGATACAGGAGTCTGGAAGAACGCTGCCCCTGGAATAACTTCTGGTGTTAGTCCCATACTCCAACTGTACAAAGAAAATCCAAGCACACCAACGGTACCGGTATCTTCTGGAACAAATTCAGTAGCAATTGGTAGCGGTGCATCTTCTACTGCAACAAATGCAATTTCGGTTGGTGATGGCACTAATAGTAGATTGCGTGGTGGGCTGGCACATGCAACTGGTAGCTTTGCTACAAGCGGAGACGCACAGGCTGGACAATATATATTAAGAACTGCAACAACAAATAATACTATTACAGAAGCCTTTATAGATGGTACTGGTGGTTCAGAAAGATTAGTATTGCCTAATAATTCTTCATGGACCTTTGACATTTTAATAACAGCAAGAAGGACTGATGCAACTGGTGGAGATGCTGGATATAGATTCGTTGGAGTCATCAAGCAAGATAGCTCACTTGCATCAACCTCTATAGTTGGTAGTGTATCAAAAACTGTTATTGCAGAAACAAATGTAGCATGGGATGTTACTGTTGATGCAGACACAACAAACGGATCACTGCGCATTCGAGCAACTGGAGAAAATGGAAAAACAATTCGATGGGTTGCACGAGTGATGACAGTAGAAGTAACTAATTAAGTTTTATATTTTTAAAGGAGAGGGACTTTGGATTTTGATTTTGTTGCGGACACAATCACCCCAGCATCTGGTACTTTAACGATTTCAGGTGCAGTTGCGGGAACAAATATTTCAGGTGCTGCGGCCGTAACTGGAACCAATACTGGTGATCAAACAATTACATTGACAGGTGATGTGACTGGAAGTGGAACTGGCTCGTTTGCTGCTACAATAGCAAATTCAGCAGTTACTTATGCAAAGATACAGAATGTCAGTACAAACAACAGATTGCTTGGACGCTCAACTGCAGGAGCGGGTGTTGTTGAAGAAATTACAGTTGGTTCTGGATTAAGTTTAAGTGGTGGTACTTTGACAGCATCTGGTGGTGGAACAGTATTAGACAAGTCTACTATTGATGACGTTATAACAGCCACCGGCCCATCTAATACATATAGTTTTGTGGTTCCAGGAGGAACGCTTGGGGTGGGTGGTATATTGCGATTGTCAATGCGCGGATTATGGGCAAATGGTAGTGCGATCAACAGCCGGACAGTCACAATAGCAGTTTCATATGGTGGAACTACCATGTATTCAGATACATCTGCTAGTTTATCCGTGTCTGCTAAAACTGGGTGGGATATTCAATTATCATTATGTGCTAATAATTCAACTTCTTCTCAAAAATTAAATGGAACAATTAACATTGGTGCAACAAGTGCAGCAAGCGTTGGTCAAACAGGGGATATTGCAACTGGAACCAATATTTCACGGGGGATATTGGTGGGCAATAATGCTGCAATTGATAGCACCATAGCCCAAACACTGGCGGTTACAGTTACCTTTAGTGGAACACCTATAACATGGACAAAGCAATTTCACACGTTGGAGATATTATAAATGACTAGTGCGTTCAATAAAGTAACATTGGCATGGCTTGATGATATTGGTATTATGACATTAACGCCACCAGAGCAATGGGTAATTAATCCTATATTTGATGATCCTATCAGAGCATTTGAAGTTGGACCAACGTCCTGGGTAATATCTGGCAACAATATTCATGTCTTGACACAAGAAGAACTGGATGTCGAACCAGTTAAATTACAAGAAGCCAAAGAAAGTAAACGTGCAGAAATAAATGAGCTTCGTAATTTTAAAATATCTTCTGGATATACCGATAGTAATAACATTACATGGGGAAATTCAGCATCCGATATACAAAATTTAAATGCTGTATGTACGTTAATAGCTCTTGGGGTTGTAACTGGCTCGCAAACATGGCGCGATTCTAATAATATAAATCATGACCTGACACCCACAGAATTGGTTACATTAGCAGCTTCTATAGCAGTATTTGTAAAAATGTGCTATTTAACAAGTTGGGCACATAAAGAAAATATCGATGCACTTACAACTGTTTCTGCCGTATTAGCATACAATTATACAATCAATTGGCCATAAAAAATAAAATTATTATATGTAACTAGAAATATCTAACCGACAATGTTTGTGTGTCAGCTACCCCCCCATTACATAAATACAACTATACCCAAATAAGAGGACTTTTGATAGCATGCAGATCTCGTTTAGACAGGGCATAGTTAAATACCAACACAGCGGGAATCTTCAAAATTTTCTCCAAATAACTGGTAATTATGTCTCATTTTCCGCAACCAATGACCCAACATTTATTGCGTTTGCATATAAAACGTCAGACTATCTTTTGGTTGAAGGAACTTCTGTATCAAATGCCTGGGGTCCCTTTACTGGTGGAATAGATTATTGGTTATACTGGGACATTGATACCCGCACCGGCAACCGAACATTCGGGTCAACTCGTCTCCTTCCTACGTTTGGTAACATAGCACCTCCTACTCCTGCTCAAGACCAGCATTGGTTTGATACAAACAACAACATAATGAAGGTTAGGGTTGGAACAGTTTGGAAAGAAGTTATTAGAGTTTTTGCTTGTTATTATAATAATGCAGCATCCATCTTGCCTTTTGCTGCTGGACAGCCAACACTCCCATTTGCTGGAACACAGGTTAATTTAAATATATCTTCAAAGCCTGGGAAAATCTTTTATGATGAACAGAATCCACCGAGCCCAATCAGAAGAGATACTGGTGAGTTTTTAACTGACGAAGATCAGTTTTTTATTACTGGAACACGTGTAAATGGTATTAGGTTAGAATCAAGCACTTCCTTTGCAACAGCAATGGAAGCGATTCCAGCATTTTCAGTCGTAGCATTATCTGGCCCTGGTCAGATCAGATTAGCTAACTATGAAGATGCTGGCAGTACAGTAATAGCTATGGCTACCGAGAGCGTAATACTTGGAAAAAGCACAAGCATTATCGTTCAGGGCCTTATACAAAATCCAAACTGGACGTGGCCAGTAGTTGGTGCTCTCTTGTGGATAGATGTAACAGGACAATTAACAACTACAGATCCACATAGTGTAAATAATATTTTACATCCCACAGGACGTGTTCCAGTTGGCCGTGTATTTTCAACTGATACAATTATTTTTGATCAAGGAATGGGTGGTAAAGGAGACCAGGGTCCACCAGGGGCAGGCGCTGGTGCTACAGATGCATCTGTGGGCACAAAAGGTATTGTTACTCTTTCTGTTCCTCCTATTGTTGCAACTAATCCTATTGCAGTTGGTGATAATGATCCTCGGCTGTCTGACGCGCGGGCACCAACAGCACATACTCATCCAGCAACGGCAATTACACTAACACCAACAGGAGCAGTTACAGGATCTAATGTTCAACTAGGCATTCAACAGCTTGAAGCTAATAAAATAGCCAAGTCTGGCGATACGATGACTGGATTTTTAACATTACATGCCAATCCAACTCTTCCATTTCATGCTGCCACAAAAAATTATGTTGATTCATCTATTTTTGGGTTGTCGTGGTTAGCCCCAATAGAAGATCCAGATCTAGCTAGTGATGGCCTATCATCACCACCTGGTTCACCAAATGCTAATGTTGTTTATCTTGTAAATGCCCCAGGCCTTGGAGCATGGGCTGGACTAGCAGGCCACGTTGTTAAATGGAATGGAGCTTCATGGACCGATGTTTTGGGGCGGGCAGTGCAGGCCGGAGATCGATTCGGTATTACAATGGAACATGGTTCTGGCTCAGAATCTGGAAGTTTTGTTGGAAAACATAACCAAATTGTAACAGTTACAAACGCATCGCCTGGTTCTT